GATCACGAGGTACTGATCGTTGCCCTGCGCCGACATATCGGCCCACGCCTCTTCATCCCACTCGCCAGCCGTGGCAGCGAAGATGCCGTAGCCGCTGAAACTGGCGCTCGAGTCGTGCTTGCCGGCTAGCTTGTCGTTGCCGCACAGCGTCCGCAGGTTGGCGATCTCGCGCGTGTGGTCGAACGAGCCGTCATAGATCGCACACGAGATCTCGTGCTCGTTGAAGAACGCGAGTGTGTTCGTGTCGCCGGTGTGAACCTTAGTCCCCATCAGACGCTCCAGAATCGCCGCTACGGGCCTTTGGCTTGCCGGCCGACGTACTCCCGGCCTTGGCCTTGTCGCCGCTCGTGGCCGCCGGCGGCTTCTCAGCCGATACCACGGACCCGTTGCCGAACCAATAGTACGGGTCGAAGCGCTCGATCAGCTTCTCGGTAATCGTGAACGTCTCGCCGGCGCGGGCCGTCGAGCCCATGTCCACCGTGGCCTTGACCTTCATCCCGATGTATTGCTTGCGGTCCTTCAGGCTCCGCACGGCAGCCTCCTTATCACCTCAACCCATTAGCTGTAGACTGTCCGAATGTAGACCGGCACAACCCACCGGTCGCCGTCGTTGTACTTCACCCGCCCCTCGCGCCCGACGTTGACGAACATGTTTGTCAAGCCCGACTCGCCCAAGTTCTTCGGCGACTCCTGTAACTTCGCCTCCACGCTGTAGGTACCCGAATGGTCCGCGTACTGCCGCAGTCGCCGGAAGCTGCCCGACCAATCCGGCTGCTCGGCCGGCACGCTCAGCCGCAATTCCCACTCGGCCACCTGCGAGCAGTTGTCGAACTGGCGGCGGTCGTTTAGGAACAGCTCGGCCGCCACGCCGCCGATGTCCGCATCCGCCGCCTTGTCCGGCTCCGAATACAGCCGCATGCTCGTCAGCTCTTCGACGCGCGTCTCGATGGCGTCGGCGATATCGTTGAGTACCGTCACGACGCCCACCTATCCGCAATCGCGTTACCACAGCGGTCAAACATCTGCGGTAACTCGCGCTCCGTTGCCTCAGCGCCCTTGTCGAACATCCGATACCCGCCGGGTCGAGTCTTCATCTTGCGGCCGTCGCGGGTCTCGCCGGTCTCAATCCAATGCGCGTACTCGGATCGCGTGCCGACGCGCGTTTCGTACTGCGGAGCCGCCGCCTTCCGAGTGTCAGATTGGATCGAGCGCCGCAGCGTGCCCGTGACCTTCGGTGTGAGTTCCTTGACCTCGCCTTCCGCGAACTGCGTGGCGTCCATCAGCAGTTGCTCTATGGCGTCCGCGTAAAGCTCCGGCCCCAACAAGCCCATGAGTTCCTTGAGCTGCTTCTTGTCGAACTCAACCGTGATCATGCGAACACCGACCCCCTGATGAACCGACCGTCCCTGAGAATGCGGTACACGTCCGGGTCAACGCTCGCTATCGGCACGGCTCGGTCGCTGCCCTCGATCATCGCCAGTCGCTGCTTGGGGCGCTCGACGTACCGCAACGCCAGAATCATCGCGGCCCGGCGAATCGGACCCGGCACCGAGGTCTCCTCGCCCCAGTAGCCCGCGATCTCGACCGTGCGCTGTCCGGCCGGAAAGTTGTAGTTGCCGTTCTCGAGGTCCACGTCGATCTCGGTATACGGCGGCCCGTCATACGGTAGTAGGTAGTAGTCCTCATCGGCGGACCACGTGGTCTCGAACGTGCGGTCGCCGTCCTCGTCCGTCTTGAGCGTCGTCACCTCCAGCAGCGGCGGCACGAACAGCTTGTGGTGAGTGCCCCGGATCCCACCGCGCGCCAGAAACCGCTCGTAGTTGCCGATCACGTCGCCATAGACCGGCTCAACGTCGAAGTACTTCGTGTCGGACACGCGAGCGAAGTAGCCGTCATCGACATCGCAAATGCGGTCGAGCATGCGGGACGCATCGGACGCGCACCGGGTATAGGTATCATCGTTGCCGGTGCCGTCGTCGCCGATGTCGTCCTTTAGCTCCTCGATGCTCACGTAAAGCAAGGTCATCGCGGCTTGGTCTCCCCGCACTCACAGTAATAGATCGTCACGCCATCTTTGCTGCGGCCGCGAAGCCACGTGTGGACGTGGCCGCGATCTACCGGGCCGCGCACCTTGACTTCGACGCCGGACTCTTGCGTACCCTTCGGCACCCAGCCGATCTTCGGGCGCTCCGGCTGCACCTTGTTCTCGACCTCTGACGGCTTGACCTTGTGCTCGACTGCCGGCTCGGGATACCGCTCGCGTATCTCTTCGAGCGCCGCTTTGCCCACGAACGGCACGGCCAGGATCTCGTCGTCCGTCGCCGTCTTCGGGTCCACGTCTGCGGACTTGAGCCGCTTGAGAATCGTCTCGCTTACCATGCTTACGCTCCGTCCACCAGCACTAGGAACGTGCCCGACTTTGTGTCGCCGCCGTTGGCGATCACCACCTTGACCCGCTCCCGGTAGACCGGAATGCGCGTGTATGCGATGCGTGTACCGTCTAGTGTGAGCGCGGTGCCCGTCGTGTCATGCACCTGAATGCGCGGATACCGGGTTGCGGAGGCATCCACGTCATCCTCATCCCACAGCTCCTGCCCGGTGTCCTCCAAGCTGATGTCGAAGTCGACACCGGCCGCGTAGTCATCCTTGGTGTAGATGATGGCCAACACCTCGCCGTGATGGATAGTGGCAGAGTACTCGGTAGCGTCTCCGCTGGCGTCCGTTGTCGGCGTGATCGTGAAGCCCTTGACGTGCATCGTGCCTCCTACTGCGTGTCGCTCACCATCAGGTAGTAAGTCGTGCCATGAATCTTGACGCGCAGCGTGTGACTCACTCCCGCCCCGGACTGCGCTGCGAACACGTTGCCCGCACCGGTGGCGCCCCCGGTAAGTGTGAACAAGTTCACGTCATCGTCCACGTCCGCAATGCCGTCTGCGTGCCCGTCATTCACAAGGCGCAAGAACGACACCTCGGTGGCGCCGTCGGTGTCGCTGTTGGTGCCGTCCGAGTACAGCTCGGCCTGCAATGCAGCGACCGTGCCGGGCGCCCAGCTGGCATCATTCGGGATGTGCAGCGTGTTGCGCCCCGCGACTCCAAGCCCCGTTACGCTCCCCGTCGAGCCGAAGTTGAGCGAGGCATGTAGACCGTGCGCCGTTCCGGCCGCGACATCCTCCACGGTCGTGAACGTCCGCAACGACTCGCCGCCGCCGCCGGCACCCGTCAGGTACAGCCGGTTGTAGATGCCGCGGTTGTCACCCGACGTTGCGCCGTTGTCGAGGTACAGCGAGATGAACTTCATGTCGGCGGTGTCCTCGACGACGCGACTGCCGGACGTGCCAGCCTTGATGATCCCGCCGTCCGTGTTAGCGGACGCCACGGTCGCGCACGAGAAGTCAAGCCGCGCCTCGCCGTGACACTCCCACGCCTTGTCGGAGGCGTCGAACTGCCAATAGTCGTCTACGCCTGCCAGCATCCGCACGTCCCAGTTGAGCGTGCCGTCGCCAAACACCCACACGCTATCGTCGGCCGTCGGAAGCACGTCGAAGTCGATGCCGTCCCAGCGCATCTGCATATCGCCGGATGCGCCGGACCCCGTGCCAAAGACGAGCATGTCGTCGTCTTTGAACTGCACGTCAACATCGGTTGTGTAGATGAGGCTCGCACTCGCGTCGAAGTAGAGGTAGTCGCCCGAGTTGGCGAAGAAGAACTGCTGGTCCCACGACGTTGTGCCGTCGCCCCACTCCAGCAGGCTGTCGTCCACCGCCGGGTCGCAAATGGCGTTGGTGCCGTCCCAGTACCATGCAAAATCGCCAACGGTCCCGACGCACGCGCTACTGCCGTCACCGATCCACAGCTGCGCGTTGTCCTGCAGCTTGCAGTCGATGTCGGCGTTGAACCCGATGTCGTGCCTAACCGTCATCGTCGATATCCTTCAGCAGCTCGTCCACGCTCGCTATCGCGCCCTGTAAGCGCATCGCCATTTGCGACAGCCGGTTGAGCTCCGTTCGCACCCTGGCAAGCTCGCCTTCGTACTCGCCCTTCTTGGCCTCAAGCACGGCGCGCGTAACCTCCGTCTTGCTCATCGGTACGCCCGGAAGCCGAGCAAGTCGCGCCGATTCGGCGAGAACAGACTTGCCCCAGCCTTCGCCAGCGTGAGCGCCGTGTCTACCGGCACCCCCATCTCCAACTCAAGCCGGAACAACCACCCAAGCAGCGTCACGCCGGTCGGCCGCTCCCTACCGCCGAAGTTCTCGGCGCTGCCACCAACCACTGCCTCGGCACCTGCCTCCAAGAGGGCGCCCAGCATCGGCGACTCGGGCAGCCAGCAGCTCTCGGCGAACACGACGCACCCGCGAAGGTCCGCCCGCGCCACTTGCTCTGCGGTGAGCGCCACAACGCCATCGTCCCCCAGCCACTCGGCGAGCCACTCGTGACCGTGCAAACCGACGTAGAACAGATCCAGCCCCTCAAGACACTGTACACAGAACGTGGCCTCGTCGAGCGGCGGCGAGGTAAGGGAGGGAACCCCAGCCGCTCGCTCGACGGCGCGCTCGTACTCAGCCGCGCAATAGGCCAGCGTGTCCACTAGTCGAGCCGGGTATAAACGAGGTAGCAGGTTGCCGCGCCTGCCGTTGGATTGCTGTTGTCGGAGGCATCCTCGATGACCACGTCGATGGTGTCGTTGGTCATGACCACACCACCACCGGCCGCGAAGAACGCGCCCCTCGTGTCGGTTGAGCCGAAACCCTGCCAGCCAGCGGCAAGGCCGGTAACCTCCGCATCGGACGTTTGCAGCTCCGCATCATCCAGGTCAAGGAACCCGTCCACGTCGCCGCCGCTCAGGCCGAAATTCATCGTGCAGTCATCGCCTGTACAGTCGAAGTTTGTGGTCACGTTGCAGAACAGACGGTCGATATACCAGTGGTCCGAGGCGCCTACCGTCCACACGGCGCCGTCGGTCGTCGTGATGATCGACTCCGTCATGATCGACGGGAACAGGATGTGCTCTAGGTCTTCGGCGTTGGTCATCACGCCGTCAACGTCTACCGTGGCCCCGGTGCTGATCTCCAACTCACTGCCGCTGAGGAAGTCGAACTTGTTGGCCGCGATGGTGAAGTCGTCCGCGCCCGACACCTCGATGTCAATCTGGTCATCGGTCGGCGCCGACAGCGTTGTGTCGCCATCCGAGTCGAGAACCAGTCCATCAGTGATTCCGGCCGTGTCGATCAGGCCCGACCCCACGGCGAGTAACCCGCCGTCCTGTATGACAGCCGAGTCAATCGTCACACCAGCCGCGCCAGTGGTCTCGTTGATCGAGTCGGTCGAGAACCCGCTGCCACTCAGCGCCACAAAGTCGTTAGCTGTGAACTGGAAGTCGTCGGCGCCCGCAATCTCCACGTCGATTTGGTCATCGGTATCGGCCTGGAAACTAGTGTTGCCGTTCGCGTCCAGGTCGAGCAGCGCGCCGTCCAGATCCACGCCGCCCGAGAAGTCCGTGCTGGCGCCCGACTGGATATCGAGAGTGCCCCCGGACTGCACTTCCAGCTCGCCGCCGGACGCGACTCTCGCCGCCCCCACCTCCGAGCGCAATCAGGCCACCGAACGCCAGTGCTCCACCGACCAAGCCGGCAAGCACCGCGAACAGTAGCGTCTTCCGCATCACTACACCGTCCCTTCTGCCGGACTGTCATGGACCTCAGACGACATCACCGTGGAGCTATCGTGCGTGGTCGGCTTCGCCTGCGCGTGGTACTGCAACGCCACGATGCCGTCGATGACCGCGTTCGCCGTGCCCCGGTCGACCACCGGCCGCACGTAGCGATCCGTCGGCCGGTAGATATCCAGCACTAGCAGCTGGTTGTCGTCATCGTCGGCCATCGGCCCGACGCTCGTGGACTCCAGATCCGACCAGTCAGCCGAGTTGTCCGTGCCCTGCTCGGCGTGTATCGACGTGACCTGGGTCGCGGTCAGCGCGCCGAACGAGGCGATGAACATCACGCCGTCGTAGCCCTTCATATCAACGCCGGTGCCGTTCTGGTCCGTGGTCCCAGCCGACACCGCGTTCATCACGCGGCTGATCTTCACATCAGTGTTGAGATTGTGGTTCATCGTCATGCCCCCTATGCGCTAACGGTGTGCGTGCGGAACGCCTCGGGCACCGTCACGGCCCCGCCGAAGCGGAGGAACCCGACGTAGCCGTTCTCGTTCTGGCGCGCGAACACCTCGCGCAGCACCTGGATCGAGAGCTGCGCCCGGATCACGGCCCAGTAGAAGCCGAAGTTTCCGTAGATCGCCGGGATGTTGCTGGCGCTCACGCTGTCCAGGAAGTCGCTCACCCGGTACGGCACACCCAAGATCGTGGGCGGCGTACCAGCCGAGATGCCGCCGTTCATCGCGTCCAGGTAGTAGCGGCCGTTGCCGTCCTGCAGCTTGGCCGTCACCTCCAGCGCGTCGCGGCTCAGTGCGATCTCGGCGCCCGTCCGGTACTGCGCCGGCAGCGTGTGAACCAGCTCAACCCAGCCGTCGGTCGTGAGCGTGTTGGCGTCACCCGAGTTCACCGTGCTGATGTCTGCGTCGTTCACGATGCCGACCGGCATGTTCGCGCCGGTCCCAGTCAGGTACTTGTCGTCCTTGCCGAGCGTGGCCGCGCGCCGAAACTCCTCGGTCAGCAGCCCCTCGACGTCAAAGGCGCTGTCGCTGAGCAGGTTGCGCGACACCTCGGTCTCCATCTTGGCGGTGTAGACGTTGATCTCCAGCTGCTCGAACACGGGCTCTGTCGAGCCAGTCGCCGCCGCCGGAGTCTCGCCCACCATCGTGAAGCTCACCGCCGACGTGTACATCGTCGAGTCGGTCGTGGCCGCCTTCAGCCGCGGAACTGCGACGCGGTCGCGCGTGCGGCACCAGATACCCGCCCTCGGTATCGACGCCCTCGGTGAGCGCCTTCGACTCCACGCCCCGCGTCATGTAGTCCATCCACGCGGCCTTGTACTCCGGCCGTGCGATGGCCTTGAGTTGCGGATTGCGGTTGAACTCCGCCTTCGTGCAGTAGGGGAACCAGCCGTGCTCTTCCGAATTCTTGCCGACGTAAGAACCCTTCTGCTCCAACACCGTGCCGGCGAGCGGGTCGGGCGGCGCGTCGGGGTCACTGCCACCGTTCGCCATGCCCGGCAGCACACCCTTCGACTCGTGCTCCCACTGCTCGGCCTTCGCCAGCCGCTCTTCGCGCTCGGCGTCAGCCTTGGCCTTCTGGTCGCCTTCCTCGATCTGCTCCCGGACCTCCTCGGCCTTGGCAATCGCGCCGTCGAAGCGCTCCTTGTCCTCGGCCGACATCTCGTCCTGCTCGTGCAGGCCCTTGGCCTCAGCGAGCAGCTGGCCGCGCTCGTCTACCAGCTTCTTGCGGTCCTCTGACCACATCCTCACACCTCCATCATGGTGATTAGCGTCTGTTCCCGCAGCGCGCGCTCCAGTCGCTGCTCACGAGGTGCGTCGGCGGCCTCTGAGTCCGGGTCGTTCTTTTGCTCCGACCCATCATCGTTGGTGCCGGTCGCGGCCTTGCGTATCCGTTGTAACTCGGTGATCGCGGCGTCGAGTGCGTCCAGGTTCTTCTGGCTCAGCACCCGACCCGCCTTCAGCTCGGCAGACAGTCGCTCGACGGTCATCACGCACTTGACCTCGTCGGCGCTCGCCTTCTCGGTCGCGGTCGTCGTCAGGTCCACCTCGGCTATATCGCCAAGCGCAACCGTGCCGTCGGCCACCGCATAGTTGACCCGGTAATAGGCATCAGGCTCGCCGGATTGCGACACCGTGAACACCACGTGGTCCGGGAACGTGCCGTAGCTGTAGACGTAGGCGTCGTCCGCGAACATGTCGGCCTTCTGGATCATGTCGACCACGCGCTGGCCCAGCTCTTCATAGCTGCCCACCAATTGCCCCATCGCCTTTCCTTCCGTGCTCTTCGCATACGTCACTTGCGCCGCGCGATTGACCGCGAGCCGGCGAAGCTGTGGCCCCCACTCGTGCAGTGCCAGCTCGTCGAGCTGGCGGCCGTCACGTCCGTTCGGGGCCCGCGCTTTCGTGTCCCGGATCACGCGATACGTGATCGACATGCGTGGCTTGCGCGGGCTGCCGCGTAGCTGCTCAAGCCGGCGGATGTTCTCGTCGCTCAGCACAACTTGGCCCTTTGCCCACAGGCCGCCCGTCGCGTCCGGCGCCTCAGCCAAGAGCTCGGCCGGTAGGTCGCTGCGCTCCACCTCGGCCGCATCGACCGTCACGCCGAAGCCGACCTCGTGGTCGAGCCCCATCGGGAGCTTGGCGATGCCCGGCCTCGAGGCTTTGTAGTCGGCGAGGGTACGGCTGAACGCGCCAGAGACGATGCGCTCGTTGGCATCGTCCCAGTTGCCGCACACCGCCGCGAAGCCCTCGACGATGCCGTCCACCTCGTCGAACCCTACTCCCGCAAACGGCAGCGACTTGGTCTCCAGTTGTTTGGCCATTCCGTACCCCCAGCGCAAAAACGCCCGCCGATGCGCATCGGGGGCTTTCGCGCGCGATGCGTTCGACGGGCTGCGGCCTCTCGGGCGGGAGCCCTACATATGCTGTTGCGCCCCTAGTGTATCATACCGTGCGCAAATCGTCTAGTCAGACGCTTCGCCCAGCCCCGCACGAAGCTCATAAACAATCCCATTGTCGCCCTCGACCGACTCAGTGTGCCGCTCTCGCCCGAACAAAAACCGCGTTGGGATACCAGTTGGAAACGCCTCGCAACGATTCCCGCCAAGGTTGTGAGCGCAAGTAGGGCAAAGCGAGCCCGGATAGCTAATGCCGTCGGGCCCCAACGGGCGGTGCCCGCCATATCGAGATTCCCTTTCCACGCCCCTACTCCTCCACCAGCTCGAAAACGTGGACGACCAGTTTGGCCCCGGTCTCCCGCTCTACCTGCTGCCTGCCAAGATCGCGTATCTTGTATCGCGTACCGCGTAGCAAGATGACCTCCTGTTCTTCCGGGTACTTCGCGTTAGGCCGATAGTCGGTCCTCACGCCGGTCTTCTGCACGATGCGCCACACCACCCGGCCCTCGAGGCCCCCAGCATGCGCAAACCCCGCAGCCCTTTCGGCCCGCCGCGTCGCCGATTGGTGGCTCGTAAAGGTTAGCCGCTCGCCGCTTGCAGCCATCTCTTGCCAATGCGCTATGGTGTCTTGCGACACGCCGTGCAGGCCACGATGAACAACCCCATTATCCAGCTCGTGCAGCGGCGCCCGGCCTAAGGCGCGATTGAGCGCCTCTAGCCTTCTTCGCCATGCCGCCTTTTGCTCATCATCCATCGGGTATATATTGCCGGCCATATCTCGCGTTATCCAGCGGCCTTCCTGGATATCCCTATACGCAGTATAGCCCGCCTCCTCCCACACGGATAGCGCCTTGTTTTCCTCTGGCGTCAATGACTCTATCCACTCCTTCTGCGGCTTGGCGTCACCACGCTCCCATCTGTCGCGCCATATGACCAGCCTCTTGTCCTTGTCGGTCATTCCGGCGCGGTCAAATTGCGGCACATCGCGCCAGTCACCCTCCTCCTCGCCCCGCAACCTGCGCCCATACTCCGGCGGCATGTTCGGCGGCACCGGCCGTTCGGCGCCTTCCGGCCGGACCTGGCCGCCGTAGCGCGAGCTGACGATGGCCCGAAACGCCCGGACGCAACGCGGATGCTCTAGCAGGTTCCGTCGCGCCTTGTCGATGTCCCATACCTGCCCATTTGCTCGCGCGCATTCCTTGCAGCTGTTAGGCCCCTCGTTGTCGAGCACCTTCACCTTCCCAATGCCCGATGCGGCATAGCCTTCCAGCGTCCCGCCGTTATACACCGTCCCGCTCTCGGTGCGCGCAATCGTGCGAGCCCGCGACCGCCCGAACGCGCCCGACGAATCCTCGCGGATCATCTTGGCGAGCTTGTTGACCGAGTAGCCTTCCTCGTTCGCCCGCTTCACGTAGCGGCGGATCCGGTCGCGCGTCGTGTCCTCGATCATCGTGATACGCTCACCGACCGTCTGGCTGAAAATGCCCGACAGGTCCGCCGGGTCGGTCATCGGCGCGTCGCGGTCGCCCACCGTCCCACGCACGATACCCACGGCACCCGCCAGCCCCTCCGACCACAGGCGGCTCATCACGCCGGTAAGCTTCTTGCGGAGCGCGGCGACAGCGGCGTCCTCAATGCTCTGTGCCACCTCGTCCCGTATGGCAATCGCGACATCCGATAGATCGGTCTCCCCCTCGCGCAGTTCGCGCAAGGTAGCTTCCGTTACTACCCTGCGAATGTCCTCCGGGATCGCCTTCTGTTCGTCCTCGTATACCGCAAGGTGCAAGGCCGTGCGTAGTGCTTCGGCACGCTCCTCCGCATCGGGGCCGGTGTAGCACTTGACGCGCTCCCACCGGCCGTCCTTCTCGACCTCTACGCACCACTTCTCGCCGACCTCGCGCTTGCGGTAGGGCATCTAGTCGCGCCCACTCAGCGCCCGCGCCAGAATGTCGCAGCGCACGATGTACACCAGCGCCGCCAGTGCGCCCCCGCGCCGGAACACCTCGCGCCGTGTTAGGTCACTCATCGCCACACTCCGGCCACCAATCCAGCGGCTCGTCACGCACCCAACACCGCAGCCGGATCATGCCGCAACGTAGCAACTGAACTAGCCTACTCATCGCGCTCCCACTCCTCGCGTATCGGCATCCCGTTCAGCCGTGGCGCCGCTAGCAGGATCGCGCTCAAGCATCGGCCGCAGAACGCCAAAGGGGCACCTGTTACGGACTCCGGCGCGGCAATGTAGAGTCCCCAACACGTAGCCATATCGCGGCCGCACAGCGAGCATTCCTTGGCCACGGGCTGGCTCCACTCAAACTCATTATCCGGCCCGTCGGTCCGGCGCTCCAGATAATCGCTGTCTGGTACCTCACTCATCGACCACCACGCGGAACGTCCGCCCGCTGTATTCGCTCACCAGCCGCAGGATCGCCGCCGCGTCACTGCGTGGCACGTCCAGCTTCACCCGCGCGCCGTCGCCGCGCCCGTCCAGATTGACGGCGCTCGTGATCGGCGGCAACGATGCCACGAACGTCAGCATGTCGTCTACGTTCACCTCATCCATCTGCCGCGCTCCTTTCGCTAACCCTCAGAACTCCCGGAATGATATGGTCGATCTCGACGCCCGTGTGGACGCCAAGCCTGAAGCCCGCTTGCTGCACCTGCACGCTGAATGCCACGTCCTCGGTACACTCGGTCCCGATGTACCACACCGGCTTCGGCGGCAGCGCCGCCAGCACTTCGCGCCGAATCAGCGTGAAGCCGAATCCGCAACAGTCCACGTCCACCACGCCGCCCAACTCGTCCGGCGCCTCGAAGTTGTAGTACGGCCCCGGCGGCTCCAACGTCGGGCCGCTGTCGTCAGTGTAGCGCATGATGAGCGGCCGTTGTTGGGTACGCGCCATGTACAACGCGCCGAGCACGCCGTAGCCTTCGCCATCCGCCCGCAACCGCTCTAGCGTGTCGACGCTGAACGCATGGTCGTCATCCACGAAGCACAGCGTGTCACAATGCGCGAACCGCTCGTTCTCGCGGAACAGCCGAATCGCCGTGTTTGCCGCCCAGTG